CAGCTTTGCCGATCTGCCGGCCAAGAACTATCCACGCGCCATCGCCGCGCTCAACAAGAAAAGGTCCACAAAATGACCGATGAAATCATTCAGGGCTCGGATGCATGGAAGCAATTGCGGCTCGGCAAGGTGACGGCCTCGCGCGTCGCCGATGTCGTCGCTAGGACCAAGAGCGGATACGGCGCCGCCCGCGCCAACTACGCGGCCCAGCTCATTGCCGAGCGCCTGACCGGCGTGCCGGCCGAATCCTATACCAACGCGGCCATGCAGCACGGCACGGACACCGAGCCGGAGGCGCGGGCCGCATATGAGTTCTACCAAGGCGCGAGCGTGCATGAAATCGCGTTCATCGCCCATCCCAAAATCGAGCAGGCCGGATGCTCCCCTGACGGTCTGGTCGATACTGACGGCCTGGTCGAGATCAAATGTCCAAATACCGCGACCCATTTGGAAACCCTTCTCGGTCAGGCCGTTCCTTCGAAATACGAAGCGCAGATGCAATTCCAGATGGCCTGCACGGGACGCGCGTGGTGCGACTTCGTCTCCTACGATCCGCGGATGCCGGAAAACATGCGCCTGTTCGTCAGGCGCATCGCCCGCGACGACAGGCGCATCAATGAGCTTGAAACCGAAGTCGCGGCCTTCCTTCTCGAATTGGCAGTCAAGCTCTCCCAGCTCAACAGCCTTTACGGCCTGGAAACGGCAGCATGAGCCGCGCTCTTATCATCATCGGCGCCCCGGATACCCGCGCCCGCGCACTCGATTGGGTCCAGCGGCTGCCAGCCGGAACCCGCATAGAGTTCAAGAAACCGAAGCGCACACTTCCGCAAAACGATCGCATGTGGGCGATGTTGACGGACGTTGCCGAGCAGAAGCAACACGCCGGCCGCCGCTATATCCCCGACCAATGGAAGGTGCTTTTCATGCACGGCTGCGGCCGGGAGGTTCAATTCATACCCGCGCTGGACAATTCGACTTTCATCCCATGGGGCCAATCGTCGTCCGATCTTTCGAAAGAGGAAATGGCGGAGCTAATCGAGTTCATTTTCTCGTGGGGCGCGCAGAACGGCGTTGCCTGGACTGACCCGAGCTTGCCGCAATGAGCAGCCTTCGCGGTCAATATCGCCGGGAGTTTTCGCAATCCGTTCGCAAGCTGGCATTCGCGCGGTGCTGCAAGCCCGATGGCATTCCGAAGTGTGAAAACTGCGGCAATACGTTACGCGCCGGCAACGTCGAATATGAGCATCTGGACCCGGATGGCCTTGGCGGCGAGCCGACATTGGATAATTGCGGAGTTTGGTGCCGCGTTCCATGCTCCAGCAACAAGACGCGAACCGAAGATGTTCCGCGGATGGCAAAGGCCGATCGCGTTCTCAAGAAGACCTTCGGCTTAAAACCAAAAGGCCGGCCAATGCCAGGATCGCGTTCGTCCAATATTAAAATGAAAATTGGTGGCGGATGGGAATACAGAAAATGATCGAAGATAGCCGCGCCGGCTGCCTTGCCGTCGTTTTGTTCGCGCTGATCGTGATATTCGCGGGCTGGTATCTGCCCAAGCACGTCCCGCCCTGTGCGGGTTTAAGCGGTCCATGCGGGAGTACGCGGCAATGAGCGAGCGGTGGTTACAGCCTACAACAGGACTCAAGTCTATGACGCCAGCAAAAGGGAACGCAAATGTATAAAATCTACGAAGACCTTAGAAAGGCGTTTGAGGAAGAAATTTCTAAGGGTCTTACCGAGAAAGCCATAGAGGGTCTTCAGAAAGATCTGCGCAAAGTCGCAGACTCTTTTGAGGACGACTTTATGTGGAACCTCAAAGATAATCTTGCCCACAATCTGACGGCCTACGTCGCCGACATGGCGGCGCGCGCGGTCGAGCAGATGTTAGCCGGCAATGACGACCAGATGCGGCGCTATCTGTCCTGCGACAAGCGCGGTCCAGATGGTCAATACATCGGCTGGACAGGCCGCAGCGACGTCCAGGGCATCGGGCGCGCACGGGAAGACCACGAACTGCATCCCGTCATCCACGGAAAACTATTTGAGCAAGGTGCCGTTGCGCTGCGCAAGCAGATAGCGTCGGCGAATGAGGCGCTAATTCGAGACGAGCGCATCCGGGACTTGGAGGATCAGGTCAAATCGCTCGTGGCCCAGGTCAATAAAGTCGAGGCCGAGAAAGAGGAAATGTGGCAGCGCATGCGAGGTGCCGCATGAGCATCCCGTCCAAGGCAAAAACGAAAATAAAGCCCGATACGGCTGAAAATGTTCTGGTCACTTCGATTAAGGGATTCGATCAAGATCTTCGATGCCGTGGATTCCAGTTCGAGGTAGGCAAGACCTATTCCGTGACCGGAAAAATTGAGGCATGTGAGAACGGGTTTCACGCCTGCCCGATCGATGAGCATCCGTTTTCGGTTTTGGAATATTACCCGCCGACATCGCGCTTTTTCGAAGTAACGCAAAGTGGCAAGCGCGACAAGCAGGGGACCAAACTTGCGTCCGCTTCAATAACGATCGGCGTTGAACTTTCGATCAGTGATTTAGCTGCGCGTGCTGTCAAATGGGTATTTGATCGCGCCGATTGGAAGAACGCAGTCAATGTGGCTGGCGAAAATGAAGGGGCCACCGCATCGGGCGACGGCGGCGCGGCCACCGCATCGGGCGCCAGCGGCGCGGCCACCGCATCGGGCGACGGCGGCGCGGCCACCGCATCGGGCGCCAGCGGCGCGGCCACCGCATCGGGCTTCAGAGGCGCGGCCACCGCATCGGGCGACAGCGGCGCGGCCACCGCATCGGGCTACAGCGGCGCGGCCACCGCATCGGGCTACAGCGGCGCGGCCACCGCATCGGGCGACAGCGGCGCGGCCACCGCATCGGGCGACAGCGGCGCGGCCACCGCATCGGGCAAATACGGTAAAGCGCGCGGGATAAATGGGTGTGCCCTATTCCTAGTATATCGTGATGATAATTGGAAAATCACCAAAGCGTGGGCTGGAATCGTCGGTGAGAACGGGATCAAGGCCGATACTTGGTACTCGCTTGATGAGAACGGTCAGCCTCAGGAGACAACATGAGCATCCCGTCATCCCCTGTGACGGGACTCCCGCTTCTTTTTAGCAACGAATGGCTGAGGGACAAAATCGCCAGCGATCCCGATGTCGAATTAGCTACGTCAGTTGTTGCCCAATCACAAGACGGCATGAGGATGCTTGCTAATCTATTCTCGGAATCCTCGCACGAGACGTGGACCAAAGATGAGATTGTTAACATCATCAAGGATGCGATCAAGCTGAGTGCCCAATCACCGAGCGGAAATACTGAAGCGACGAATGACGCCGCGACGATAAATAACCGACTATCCGACTCCGGCAATGCTGGCGCGGTGGAGGCGTGGCAGCCGATTTGTCCCGTTTGTCGTGGAGAAGGTTTTGGCAAAGTCCACGCTGGTTGGGGGCATTATGTTGAAGTTCCATGCGGTTATTGCGCCCCCTCCCCCGCCGCGCTGGACCCGGTGACGGTGGAGGCGTTGCGTGCGTGGTTCAAATTTCAATCAGCCAGCAATACGAGCAGGCTTTACAATGCGGCCGCAAAGCTATTCGGCAGCACGTTCGATCCTACGGAGTACGACGATGTTGAATAACTCTCAAGTGGAGGCGTTGATAGAAAAATGGCGCAAGGAGGCTATTCATCATAGAGACGCCCAAACGGACCTTAACAGAGAGATCAAAGGAAGCATGCTTATCCGGTTCCAACATACAAACGCTGAGACCTACTAGATATAGGAGCGACAAAATGCCCACTAATGATGGCCATTACGACTCACCGAAACTCGACGCGCTGCTTGAAAAGAAGCGCCTGTTTGAAGAATCCAAGGGAAAGGAAGACACCGGCGTCTTACGAAAAACCGCGTCAACAATCGACGAGCTGGAGAAGATATTGAACGGCGAGGATGACCGCAAAGTAACAATATTGCCGGATGGAACGATAGCGGAAGCGCAGCCGACAACCGAATGCCCGGCAGAGCATCCCCTTAGAAAGGCTTGGGAAGCCTACCGAGCGACATTTGCTTTTCAAAACAGCAAGGGATGGGCGTTGCAGATATCGCCCATGGTGCAAGCAGGAGCGCGCGATGCAGAGCGGCAACGGCGCTTTGAAATCATGCCGCTGGAACAACGTGAGCGCCACGTTGAAGGTTCGCTCTGGGCCGCGTTCATGGCGGGCTATACCGCCGCTAGCGGAGGGGCCATCAGTGGCAGCCTCGGTGACGGGTCAAATACACTTCGCCTCGGCAATCAATAGGTAGTAGCTGTGTGTCCAAACCGGATAAGCATGAAAGGAAGGATGAGCAATGCGCAAATCAAATGGGAAAACGGCACTTCAAACAAATCACAGTTCCGCAAACGGCAAGAGAAAGGTGGCCAAGAACGCAGTCGCCCGCGTTACCGGGGCCGTCGCGACCGTCATACGTCCGCTCTCGGCTAGTAGCTTGAAGGACATCCTTTGGGAGACTCTGACCGATCTGAAATCGGAAAATATTCTACCAACTCGCGCCGATGCTATCGCTGCACAGTCGCGTGAGATTTTGCGGACAATAAAGGTCCAACTTCAGGTGGCCGGCCAAGCCAAGCGCGGTGTTCC